AAGCTGAATTGCCTGATTTTGATGAAATGGTGGCATCTAGTAGTGTTCAAGTGCGAGATGAAGTGCGTGACGCAATACTAGAGTCCGATGTAGGCCCACAAATCCTATATCAATTAGCATCAGATGACGAGCTTGCTCAACGCATTTCTACTATGCCAGTTAACAAAGCTCTAAGAGAATTAGGGAAATTGGAAGTTCAGTTTGAGCGTAAAGAAGCTCCTACTGAAGTCAAAAGCGAACCTGTTGCTCGTAGTAAAGCACCAGCACCGATTAAGCCTCTCACCGCTGGGAAAGGTACACAAGATGTTCTCATCGATGGAGATGGAGCATTTCATGGAACTTACGCCCAATGGAAAGCAGCACGACAGGCTAAACGGATACGCTGATAACCCAATTTATATTTAAAGGAAATAATCATGGCAAATAATTTGCTAACTATTTCTAAGATCACCAACGAAGCCTTGATGGTCTTAGAAAACGAATTAACATTTACTTCTGAAGTAGATCGTAACTACGATGATCAATTTGCGGTAGTAGGTGGCAAAATTGGTAACACAGTAAACGTCCGGAAACCTGGCCGTTTTATTGGTACCACAGGTCCAGCTCTAAACGTAGAAGATTTCAACGAAACTTCAGTTCCTGTAACTTTATCCACGCAGTTTCACGTCGACACCCAATTTACCACCCAAGACCTTGCGCTCTCTCTCGATATGTTCTCTGATCGGGTGTTAAAACCTGCGGTAGCGGCTATTGCGAATAAGATTGATCGTGATGGTACTTTGCAAGCTGCAAACAACACCGCTAACATCGTTGGCGTTGCTGGTACGCCTCCAACTGGTTTGATCACTTACTTGACCGCTGCTGCTTACCTCGATGCTGAAGGCGCACCACGTGATGGTCGTAGATCATGCACAGTTGAGCCATTTACCTCAGCTACTATCGTTGACAGCTTAAAAGGCCTATTTGTGCCACAAGAAGCTATTGGCGAGCAGTATCGTAAAGGTTTGATGGGTCGTGACTCTGCTGGTATGAACTGGAAGATGGATCAAAACATCGTTTCACATACTTTCGGTAACTTCTCAGGTTCTGCAACTGTAGCTACTACAACTGCTACTGGTTTCTTGACAAGCGGTTGGGCTTCTTCAAGCACAATCACTATGACTTTGACCAATGGCGTAAGTTTGTTACAAGGTGACACATTCACCATCGCTGGTGTTTATGCTGTTAACCCACAGAATCGTCAGGCTTATGGTTCAAACAAGTTGCGTAACTTTGTAGTTAATACTGCTGTTAGCGGTTCAGGTGGTACTATTTCTGTAAACGTAAGCCCAGCTATCATTACTGCTGGTCAGTTCCAGAACGTATCTATTCCTACAACCAATGCTACTGCTGCTGTTAGCTTCTTTAACCAGTCTGGTACTGTTTCCCCACAAAACATCATCATGCACCGCAATGCGTTTACTCTCGCAGTAGCCGACCTTGAGTTGCCAGAGGGTGTTCACTTTGCAGGTCGTGCAAGCGACAAGGAAATCGGTCTGTCAATGCGTGTAGTTCGTCAATACACCATTAACAACGACTCTATTCCTACTCGTTTGGATGTTCTGTATGGTTGGGCTAACCTCTATCCTGAACTCGCTTGCCGTGTTGCAGCTTAATTTAACGGATAACGAAAGGAAACTATATGTCTAATCCAGGACCAGCAGTAACTAACTCGATTCATCCACAGAATCTAGGTACAAACCAAGCTCTGCGCCTTTTGGCAGTAAGCAAGGGTGTAAGCCTAGCATCTGATACGGATACCGCAGTTAACGTAATTAACACTTCTAGCTATGTTCCAGCAACTGTTTTGATTGCTAACGCAAACAATTCAGGTTCTGCAATCTCTAGCCCAGCAAGCGTTTATTTTGGTATCTACAATGCTCCATCACAGGGCAACACAACTGCTGCAATTCTCACAACCGCTACTTTGCCTGCTAGTTTTACCAGCACAACGTATGTTGATGTAGTTGCTGCAAGTTACCCTGCTTTGGCGCAAACAGCACAAACTTTGTATGTAAACGTAGCTACTGCTACTGTTTCAGGCACAGTTGACGTGTATGTTTACGGCTACGATTTATCAGGCCCACAGCAGTAATTTTGTAGTAAAGTAGAAGCCCACCCCCTAAAAAGGGTGGGTTTTTCACATTTAAGGGGAATTAATGAAAACAATTATGATTGGACTTCCTTGCTATTCAGGAAAAGTCCATGTGCAAACAATGAGAGCTTTGATGGGCGATGTTATTTTATTGCTTTCAAAAGGCTATAAATTTATGATCGCAGAAGATGTCGGAAATAGCGATATAGCAGCGTGTCGAGCAGCAATCGTAGCCACTTTTTATCGCTCTATAGCTGATGAATTGATCTTTATTGACGATGATGTCTTTTGGACTCAAGGCGATATGGTCAAATTAGTAGAATATCCAGTAGATGTCGTGGGTGGTGTTTACCCTAAAAAGACAGAAGAAATCGCTTTTCCTGTTCGCATGGATTTAAAAGAAGAATATAGAACGAACTCCGAAACAGGTTTGATGGAAGTAGCTGGACTTCCTGGCGGGTTTATGAAAATTACTCGTAATTGCGTAGAGCAGATGATTAAAGCCTACCCCAAAACTACTCAAAGAAGCACTAATGAAAGCTCAGAATTTTGGCCATTCTTTGATCCATTGGATATACCTGGTGATCGTTTAAGTGAGGATTTCAGCTTTTGTGAAAGATTCCGTCAAATCGGTGGAAAAGTCTGGGCTGACTTTGAAATGGAGATGGGTCACATAGGCTACAAATCTTACAAAGGAAGCATGGGAAATTACTTGAGAAGTCTAGAAAACAATGTAAAATAGTTGTAGATTTACAACACACCCCCTTTGCAAAGGAAAAACTATGTCATTTCAAACAACTCCAGCACGTGGAAATATTCTTTATAACTTCCTCGTTTATCCATCTTTAACCCCAACTTCAGTTTCTGCTTCTTCTACTGCTGTTCAGACCTTTACTATTCCTGGTCTAGCTGTAAATGATGCAATTAGCGCAACTTCTGCTGGCGCACAAACAACTGGAATTACAGTAGCTAATACTTGGGTTTCTGCTGCTAACGTATTGTCTCTGCAATTTGTTAACGCAAGCACTTCTGCTTTGACTCCTTTTGTTGGCACATATATCCTTGCTTGTGATCGTTTAGAAGGCACAATCCTCCCAACTAACGCAGCTTAAGGATAAATAATGGCTAACGTATCAGCATATCGTTTTGTAGGCCCTACAACGGCTATTAGCGTTAGTGGCACTTCTTCAACTTCTGTAACGATTGTTCCTAACGGAAACGATCAAGCAAACTTTTGTGGCTTTTTAAATACTGGCTCTAGCCCTGTTGCTATTACGATTACTCCTGCTATTGCAGGAACAACGACAACAGCACCAGCAGCCGTATTGCCATCAGGTGGATCAAGCAGTCAGAGCTTTGTGTTGGGTGTAGCAATGTCCCAGCCTACAGTTTTGGCAGTACCCCCAAGTTTTGCAATTACAGCGATTGGAACAAGTGGCACACTATATGTGTTGCCTATGGTAGATCAGAACTAAGGAAAAATTATGGCAAACCCAGGCGTTGCAAGCAGTTCAGTTATCAATTTATTACCAGTTCAAGCTGAATATGATGCCAATGGCAACTGCTTGGGTCTGTATGGTCAAGGTGGCAATTCGTTACAAACACCAATAAATGCTACTAATTTAAGCGTTGAAGGCAATTTAGTAATTTCAGGAACTAATCCTACTTTGGGTTCTGGATGGGGAACTAACCCCACTATTCTTGCTAATAACAGTTTTTGCTTCAAAGTAACAGTTGGCACAGGTGGCGCAGCTAATGGAACGATCAATCTTCCTACAGCCCCTAATGGTTGGTTAGGTTTTGCTGCTGATGTAACTAGTGGTAGCACCCTATTTTTGCAACTGACAGGAAGCACAGCTACTTCAGTAACATTTACTAGCTATTCTGTAACAACTGGTGCTGCTGCTAATATGTCTGCTGGAGATGTAGTTCTAGTTAACTGTATCGCCTACTAAGGGTAGATTATGGCTACAGGGCCAGCTTTAACGCAGGATCAGAATTTACTGCCTGTTCAGGCTTACTTTAACGTAGATGGGTCATTTAACACATTTATTGGGCAAGGTAAGCCTTTTTACGCTACTACTAACCCTGTTCAATCAGGGCTAACAATCACCAATAGCACGATTGATAGCTCTCCTATAGGGGCTACAACGCCATCTACAGGCTCTTTTACTAATATAACTACAACTACAGGGCAGATTACAACCCAGCCTAGTGGCCCTAATGATATTGTTAACTTATTAGCTTTACAGTCTTACGCAGCAGGCATTTCTTGGAAACAACCAGTAGCTGTTGCAACTTTATCTAATATTACGCTGTCAGGGCTTCAAACAATCGATGGTTACACGACCCTAGATGGGGATAGGGTAATCGTCAAGAATCAGACAACAACGGCTAATAACGGCATTTATATCGCTTCTAGCGGTGCTTGGAGTCGTTCTTCTGATGCAAATACATGGAATGAGTTAGTTTCTGCGATTGCGTTCGTAGAATATGGCTCACAAGCTGGTAGTGCATGGTTCTGCACAGTTACACCTGGCGGTACATTAGGAACAACACCAGTAACTTGGGCGCAATTTACCACTTCTGCTACTTATAACGCAGGCACAGGGTTAACCCTTACAGGCTTTACATTTAGCATTACTAATATTGGCACAGCAGGAACTTACGGCTCTGCAAGTGCAGTCCCTGTATTTACTACCAACGCACAGGGTCAAGTTACTAGCGTTACAAACACTTCTATTGCGATTGCCAATACCCAAGTTAGCGGTCTTGGCACAATGTCAACGCAAAATGCGAATAGCGTAGCAATTACAGGAGGGTCGATCAATGGCACTACTATTGGCGGTTCTAGTGCTGCCGCAATTACTGGTACTACTATTACTGCTACTTCTTCTTTTAGTGGATCAGGTAGCGGGCTTACAGGAACAGCATCAGGATTAAGCATTGGCGGTAACGCAGCAACAGCAACAAGCGCAGGCTCTGTAACGAATAGCATTACATTTAATAATTCAGGCACAGGCGCAGCATCAGGCACGACTTATAACGGCTCAGTAGCCCAGACTATTTCCTACAATACTGTAGGCGCACCATCGACAACAGGAACTGGCGCAAGTGGCATTTGGGGCATCAATATTACAGGTAACTCTGCAACAGTTACTAATGGTGTTTACACAACAGGAAGCTACTCAAACCCTACTTGGATCACATCAATTTTAGGTTCTATCGTAAGTGGTGCAGTAGCATCTGCAACGACCTCTACGAACCTTTCAGGCGGTCTAGCAGGCTCTTTGCCCTATCAATCAGGCGCAGGAGCAACGACATTCTTAGGAATTGGCTCTGCAAACTATGTTTTAACTTCTAGTGGTACCGCACCGCAATATGTTGCTCAAAGCACATTATCAGTAGGTTCTGCAACAACAGCAACTACTGCGACTAATTTAGCGGGTGGTATTGCTAGTCAAATTCCTTATCAAAGTGCTGCGGGAACGACTGCTTTTATTGCTAACGGCACATCAGGGCAATTCTTACAATCTAATGGCACAGGCGCACCTACTTGGGCAACACCTACAAGCTATGCGACAGTAACCGATGACACCACTACAAATGGCACTCGTTATCCTTTGTTTGCAAACCAAACAAGCGGAAATTTATCAACAGAATATACAAGCTCTACTAAACTCCAATATAACCCTTCTACTGGGGTATTTACTTCTACCAGCTTTAGTGGCGCAGGAACAGGCTTAACAGGGACAGCTTCTAGTCTTTCGATTGGCGGGAACGCAGCGACAGCAACGAGCGCAACATCAGCAACAACTTCAACAAATTTAGCTGGTGGCTTAGCAGGATATTTGCCTTATCAATCTGCCGTAAATACAACGACTTTCCTCGCCCCTGGCACAAACGGCTATATCCTGACTTTATCAAGCGGATTACCAACATGGGCTGCTGCTCCTGCAACTGGGGTTACGATTACAG